AAGGAAAGCGAAATGAACACCACGATCAAGAGCAAGCAGGTTGAGTTCCTCAACGAGGGCCGCGAGTCGCACGACTGGGGCTTCAGCGACAAGAAGGGCCGCGCACTCGGTTCCCGTGTTGCCTTCTCGGTTCAGGTCTTCGAAGAGGTTGGCCCTGAGCACAACGAGATGTTCTGGCGCTTGGCCCCCGGCACCTACTTCTGCTGGGTTGGCCAAGCCACTCGTGCTGGCGAGGCGTTCGGTGCGATCCAGTCGTGGAACTACTGCAAGACCGAGGCAGAGCGTTTCGCCGCTGTCGAGAAGTACCTTGCCGGTGCCCGTAGCCGCGCACAGCGCTGGGCAGTTTGAAGGAGGGATGCCATGTACATCGCAGAGATCGAATCCCGCGTGGCAGGCATCCCCTGCCTCATCGGCGTCATCGACTGGGAGGCGTATGTCCCCGCCTACACCAGTGGCCCGCCTGACCGCTGCTACCCCTCCGAGGGTGGCTGCGGTTCGTGGGAGGTGCTCGACCGCCGTGGCCGCAAGGCCCCTTGGCTGGAGCGCAAGATGACCGCCGCCGACGAGCGCCGCATCGAGCAGGATGTCTTCGAGGCCATGGAAAGCCAGACCGACGACTGGTATTGACACGGCCCTCGAAATATCAGGTACACTTACACCATCAACAACAGCGAACGGAGCGAAACATGAGCGAAGACCTTCAGACCCAGATCAAGACCACCGAGTTCAACGAGTGCGTCTTCATCGACAAGTTCGACGACAACGAACTGTGGTTGTCCATTCAGGTGTCAGGCGGTGGCGCACGCACCGTGCTGACCTTCGAGCAGGCCCGCGAGATGGTCGCGGCCATCAACCGCGTGCTGGCCACTGAGAAGGTGGCGGCATGACCGGCGTAGACCTGCCCACATTCAGCGTGCATCAGAGCACGGTGGTGTACGAGAACCCCAAGATGATCACCGACGGGATCGTGGTGTGCCGCGAGGCCACCATCGAGATCGACACCACCAAGATGGGGCAGGAGTTCCTGCTGCACCTGATGCATCACCTCAGCGAGGGCAACATCCGGGTCAAGGTGGGCCGCATGAAGGAGCAGTCATGACCAACGAGGATCTGATCAGAACCTACACGCGGGCCTTGCAGGACGCCATCGTCTTCGGCAGCGGGTTCATCCGCGTGGCCATGATTGACGGCGACTTCGAGGTGTCGGTGCTGGCCCCCGAGGAGTACGAGGTCAGGCAGCGCACCTGCCCGCCGTGCGACCAACTGTGCCAGCAGGGGCGCGACTGCCCCGCTCGTAGGGTGCCGCTGTTTGACGATTGGGGCCAGAAGTGACCCCTTTGATTCAAGAGTTCGTCGCGGCCAACCCCGAGGACGCCATCAACCATCACTGGTTCGACATGACCGCCGCCTACAAGCACGAGCAGGCCATCAGCGGCGAGGTTTTGTCTCGGCCCCTGCCGTACCCCAAGACGGCGCTGGTGTGCGCCTACGAGGGCAAGAAGGCCCTGATCTTCGTGAGCCGTTCCGGTGAACTCACTGGCGTGGCCGGGGTGCAATTCGACGGCAGGCGATACCATGACATCGCCGGGTTCATGTACCTCGTGGATGACGAGGGGATCAAGGTCAGGCACCGAGACGGCACGCCGTTCGACTACCGCACCAGTCACGCCACCGGGGTGCTGGCATTCATCGCCGCCTTCCTTGAGTCGCTGGAGGTCAACCCGGCCACGGGCCATCTGCCGGTGAAGCGAGCCAACCACGAGAAGAAGATCCGGCAGGGCAAGGTTCCGGTGTACGACTGGAAGACCGTGGTGATCGAGCCGACCAAGCCCAAGGGCGACGCACAGGGCGGCACCCATGCCAGCCCGAGGTGGCACGAGCGCCGTGGCCATTGGCGAACCATGAAGAAGACCGGCAAGAAGGTCTGGGTCAAGAACTGCGAGGTGGGCGACAAGACCATCGGGGCGGTGTTCCACGACTACAAACTGAAGGAGAAGAACACATGAACAAGCAAGAGATCGAAGAGATGATGAGACACCTACCCAGCCAGCAGCCGCAGGTGAATGTTGCGGACGAGATACTGGCAGGGTTGGCGTTTACCCTGTTCCTCGTTATGATTTGCCTACTTTGAAGCGAATCGATAGCGAACCTATACCGATTTGAAAGCGAACCAAAACCGATTCGGTAAGCAAGGGATGGCACCCCTCCACCACTGCCAGAGGCCCGGCCACAAACCGGGCCTTTTCGTTGGCGCGTGTATCGGTTAAAATTACATCTCCCCTATTCGAACACTTCAAAAACCATGGCAACACAACAACGAATCTATCTGGTGGGCACGCCCGACGGCAAGACCCGACTGATCAAGGCCGCCCTGCGCCAGCAGGCATTGAGCCATGTCGCCAACACCCTGTTGACTGTCCGCGTGGCGTCGCAGGATGATCTGGTGGCGGAGATCAGCAAGGGCACCGCCGTGGAGCAGTACAACGCCCCCGACCAGCGCGATCTGATCGAAGAAACCCAAGCAGAAGCGAACTGATAGCGAATCGGTTCCCCCGCCCGATAAAACAAAACGGGGGCCATCAAACCAACAGCAAAACCGAAAGGGTTTACACTGAGGGCAACAATAGATTTACCGGAGAGGAATATGGCCAAGCCAGAAACCCCGCGCAAACCCGCCAAAAAGGCCGCCAAGGCCAAAACAGCCCCCAGTGTGGGTGAGACATCATCGCCCCAAGAAAACCCGCCAGAGGCCCCGAAAAAGAAAACCGGCAGGCCCAGCAAATACACCCCAGAGATCGCACAGGAGATGTGCAAACTGCTTGCAGATGGTGTGCCCCTGAGAGAGATATGCAGGAGAGAGGGATTCCCGGCGTGGCAGACGGTCTATGACTGGATGTATCGGGACGACAAGGAGGTTGCTGCTGGAGGCGGCGTCGGTCTTTCCGGAGCCATCGCACGCGCACGCGAGATCGGCTACGACGCACTGGCCGAGCAGTGTCTGGTGATCGCCGACACCCCGCAGATGGGCCGCAAGACGGTCTACTCGTCCGGCGGTGACGAGGAGAAGGACAGCGTGACGGTGACCGAGGAGGAGATGCTGGGGCACCGCAAACTCCAGATCGAGACCCGGCTCAAACTGCTGGCCAAGTGGGATCCCAAGCGCTTCGGTGACCGGGTGCAGTTGGCCGGGGACGCCGACCAGCCCATCAAGATTCAGGCAGAGACGCAGGCCGAGGCCATGTTCGAGGCCCTGCTCAAGAACATCGAGTTGAAGCGTCAGGCCAATGGATCTCGCTGATCTGGCCCACCCCGAGGTACGGCAGGCATTCAAGACCCTGCCGCCTTTCGAGCGGCTGGCCAAGGCGTGGCGATTGACATGGATGCACGAAGCGCTGGGGCACCAGACCCTGCCGCCCGGCAACTGGTGGTCGATCTGGCTGATGCTGGCCGGGCGCGGAGCCGGGAAGACCCGCACGGCGGCGGAGCAATTGGGCTGGTGGGCGTGGGAGTACCCCAAGACTCGCTGGCTGGTGGCCGCGCCGACCTCGGCGGATGTCCGGGGCACCTGCTTCGAGGGGGACTCCGGGCTGATGTCGGTGATCCCCGCCCCGCTGGTGGAGGACTACAACAAGGCCCTGCATGAACTCCGGCTCGTCAACGGCAGCCTGATCAAGGGCATCCCGGCCTCGGAGCCGGAGCGTTTCCGGGGGCCGCAGTTCCATGGGGGCTGGTGCGATGAGTTGGCCGCGTGGGAGTACCTGCAAGACGCATGGGACATGATGCAGTTTGGCCTGCGCCTGACGCTGGGCGAGGGGTTTAAGACCCGCCTGATCTGCACCACCACCCCGAAGCCCAAGGATCTGATCCTCGAACTGATCGCCCGGGAGGGTGACGATGTCGTGCTGACCACGGCCTCGACCTACGACAACATCGGCAACCTGTCCGACAACTTCAAGAAGCAGATCCTGTCCTACGAGGGCACGAAGTTGGGGCGGCAGGAGATCTACGCCGAGATCATCGACCCCGAGGAGGGCGGCATCGTTAAGCGGGAGTGGTTCCGCCTGTGGCCCGCTGGCCGGGAATTCCCGAAGTTCGAGTACATCCTCCAGTCTTACGACTGCGCCGCCACCGAGAAGACCCAGAACGATCCGACGGCCTGCACGGTCTGGGGCGTGTTCAAGCCGCTGGACGGCCCGATGTCGGTCATGCTGATCGATGCGTGGCAAGACCGGCTCCAGTACCCCGACCTGCGCCCCAAGGTGGTCGAGGAGTTCGGGGTGGTCTTCGGCGAGGGCAAGGACAAGAAGCGGGTGGATCTGATCCTGATCGAGGACAAGAGCGCCGGTCAGGCCCTGATCCAAGACTTGCAGCGGGCGCACCTGCCGGTCATGGCTTACAACCCGGGCCGGGCCGACAAGGTGCAGCGCCTGAACATCGTCTCCCACATCATCGCCCGTGGCCGGGTCTGGATTCCCGAGAGCGACGCCCGCAAGGGGTATGTGAAGGACTGGGCCGAGGGCTTCGTGAGCCAGATCTGCGCCTTCCCCGAGACGACCCACGACGACTATGTGGACACCGGCTC